CACGGTCAACGCGACCAACGCGCTCTACAACGCCTCGGCTGCGTCAGTCTGGGCCGCCTACAAGATCGCTGCCGGCGGAGAGACGACTGCAACCTGGACCCCAGCTGCCGGTGGGACGATCAACGGCGTCACCATCTGGGAGCTCTCAGGGGCAGCGAACCCGTTCGCGCTCGACTTCACGCCACCCGTCCACACCGACAACATCACCGCCGCTGTGAGTGGCAATCTTGCGGTCACGACCACCGTGCCCGGCAGCGTCGTTCTGATCGGTCTCGGACGAAACTCCTCCTTCGGCACGGTGGGAGCCTGGACGGGCACCAACGTTGCGACTAACGCTTTCAGTGGCACCGCTCGCTGCTTCGGCGGCTCGTTCATCACGGGTGCCACGGTCAGTTCTACGTTTACCGCTAACTGGGCCACGTCGGGTATCGCCGGGATGCTCGGAATCGCCTTCAAGCCACCCGCTGCGGCTGCTGGGAAGCCTCCCTCCATCATCTCCTCATTCATGGGTCGCTGGTAGATGAATCTCAAGCAGCACCGGCCTCCTGCTCGTCGCGGCAAGCGATGGGATGCGCCGCCCACTGCGGCTGCTCCTACCGCTCCCAAGTTCGTGTCGCCCGAGACCAGAAGATCTTTGCGGGCGCAAGCCCTGATACGCAAGAGGGGCAGCATCCTGCGAGTTCCAATTGTGGGCGCTGCTCCAACCGTTACTGCGTTTGCTCCGAGCACCGTTCATCCTTCTGTTCGGACAAGAGCTCTGCCGCGTAAGAGGGGTCGGCGCTGGGACTACTTGTCTCCAGATGCAGGCTTCACGATCCTCAGCCAAACTAGGTGTCCCGGCAGCATGGATTCTCTTGGCGACGGAGATGTAGCCTGGATCGACATGGTGAACGTCGCCGCGAGTGACGATCAGTGGGCTACAACAGCATCGAACTTGAACCTTCTATCCTCGGACACGCTTAGCGTTTGGGATTATGGGTTCTCGATTCCAACCGGCGCAACGATTCTTGGTGTCCTTCTTTCTCTTGAATGCCATAACGAGAATCTCGGACACTTGCAAGACATCGGCGTTTTCCTTCAGCTTGGGGGCGCGATTGGAGATGACAAATCATACGATGCCGGGCATGAATGGCAAGACCATCCGCCGGATGCCATCCGGCTTTACGGTGCTGCGAATGATCTATGGGGTCACGCGTGGACCCCTCTAGAGATCAACGACTCAGGGTTCGGTTGTTCAATTCGGATCACAGACGTTGGTGGTATCGAATCTTCTGATCCGAGGGTCGATGCGATGTGCATGACGGTTACATACTCGGTAGGCGGTGTAGTGCCGCAAATCGGTCCAACGCTACAGAGACGATCTCGAGTCAAGTTCCAGAAACAACCGCGAGGCAGACGGTTCGATGCAGCCCCAGCCCAGGCTGCTATCGCTCCTGCTCCGACTCCTCTGCAGAGGATTGCACAACGAGCACGATCTTTTACTCTCCTTCGAAGAGGTAGGCTCTTTGCTGCTGTCCCAGCGCAGGATCCGGTCGAGCAGCGTATCAGTAGACGACCTGTACGCGCTACTGCGCCACGCAGAGGAAGGCTGTGGTCTGTGATTCCGACGGGAGCAGATCTCTTCTATGGTCTCTGGAAGACGCAGGCCCAGAGGTCGAAGAGCAAGGCTGTACTGCTGACGCGCCGAGGCAAGACCGCATTCGTGGCTGGTCAGGACAACGAGCCTCTTCCGCGTAAGCGTTCTCCTGTGCGCACACTACTTGCGCGAAGGGGTAAGAGAAGTGACGCCGTCCCGACGCAGGTCGTCCCAGTTGTTCCAGGCGTTGCTCTTCCTCAGAACATTACGAGTCGGCGCAAATTCTACATGATCCGCCGGGGTAAGCGTTGGGACGCTCCGTTCGTTGGCGCTGTGCTCAACGCTTTCATCTGGTATCCGAAGCAGCTGCCCCGACGGCTGCGTGTCATGTCGCTCTTGCAGCGTAGAGGGAAGACCTTCTTTGCCCCCATCGCGCAGGCGGCTCCGATCACACAAACGCATCTCAGGACAAAGTTCTCTCTGCGCAGGAGAGCAAAGACCCAAGCGCCGATCTCGACGCAGGACAGACCAGTTCTTCGGTCCACCAGCAACCGAGTCAGGTCTGCCTCGACGCGTCGGGGTCGGCGCTGGGACGTGCTCAAGGGAGCGGTTGTGTCTGTCGCTTCTACCTGGGTCGCTCCCATCCGACGCTCTCGGCGAAGCATGGCAATTCTGAACAGAGCGCGTCGTTACGGACGCTGGACAGTTGTTCGGACGCAGCTGCACTTCGACAAGATCAAGACAGGTCGGGTAGAGCACAGCGGTCCAGGCACAACCTGGCAGGCAGAAGAATCAGACACCGAGCAGCCCAAGGACGGTGACATTCTGTGAGCGTGGTTGTCTCCTTCAAGTCATTCACTCCCATCCCTCGTTACGACGGAATTCCATGGGATCACGTTACCGTTCAGGAGTCAACGGCTCCTATCGGTCCCTGGGTGCTGATCGACACGATTGCGCTCGTACACGACGCGGATCCGAAGAACCCTGCGCCACGCTCGTTCACCACGGACAATGCCACTCTGGAAGAGGGCTGGTATCTCATCACTTTCTTCGATGCCAGCGGCAACGACGCGCTGCCGGTCGAGCCTATTCACAACCTTCCTGAGAACTCTCTTCCTTACACGCCTACGGTCGAGGACGTCGCGCACCTAATCATGTCGCGCACGAAGGATAACCTCGGCAATGAGGTCGGTACGTTCAACGCCAACACTCGTCCGACCTTCCAGCAAGCTTCCGAGATCATTCAGCAGGCGGTCTCTGACGTCACGACCATCATCGACGACGATATTCCAGAGGCGTCCTTCGATGACGCAGAGCAGGCCATCGCTCTGAGGGCAGCGATGCTGATCGAGCGTTCCTACTTCGCAGAGCAGGTCAACAGTAACCGATCACCGTATCCGCTGCTGCGCGCTGACTACGAGGTGCTGATGGGCAATGGAGAGACGCAAGGAACGCTGCAACGTGCCGTCGAGCGGGAGTCTCAGGAGTTGATCACAGGGGAAGTGGGCGGAACCAACCGCCCTTCCTACAGTTTCCCTGACCCTGATCTTCGCTATGGCCTTGGGAGGCAACTGTAGTGGCCCCTCTCCTCGGAGGATTCTTCATCGAGATCGTTGGCGAGAAGGCGATGGCCCACCGGCTGCGCAAGATGGGAACGGCTGTCGTTCGCGCTCGTCCAGCGATGCGCTTGGTTGCTGCCGAGCTCCTCAACATCGAGGGAGCTATCTTCCGAGGGCAAGGACGTCGTGGTGGCGGTTCCTGGAAACAAGATTCAGAAGAATGGCTGTCGCGCAAGATGCGACAGGGCCTCGATCCGCGCATCAATATTGCGACACGAGCACTCATGACCTCTATGTCTGAGCCGGAAGCGCCACACCAGATCCTGCACATCGGAGACAATCGCGTACTGCTCGGTTCTGATCTTCCGTACGCACAGGCAGCTGACCACGAACGACCTTACAGCGACCTGCTGGAATCAGACAAGCTCAAGCTTCGCAATATCGTAGAGGGCTACATCCTCGAGAGGTTCTATCGGTGAGCATCTTCGGACCGATTGTAGATGGTGACCTGGTTGAGACGTGGGTCACAAATACGCTTAAACTCTGGTGGCGTACATATGCTCGTGAGTTTGAGATTCAGCGCGGTCTGACGCAGGATGCTTTGCCCGATCCACGTTCCTGGATCGTTGTAGAGGAAGTCGAGCGCGAAGGCGTAGACCAACTACCTGCGGTCGTCATTGTTAGCCCTGGGCTGAATGGCGACGAGCCTTTGCAGCATAACGACGGAAACATGATGGCTACCTGGTCTGTTGGCCTTGGCGTCTTCGTCTCGGCAGCCACTAGGCCAGCTACCAAGAAGCTTGTTCGTCAGTACGTTGGTATTCTCAGGACGATTCTGCTTCAGAAGCAGTCCCTCGGGAACAAGGCCAACGCAGTCATCTGGCGCGACGAGAGTTACGACGACAACTTCAACTTCACGGACGAGTTGACCATCAGCGCTGGTCAGGCCATCTTTGACGTTGCAGTTGACGCAGTGGCGAACCGCTTCTCGGGTCCGGTCGGACTACCCAACGAAGACACGCAACCCGGAAGCGAATGGCACACGGCTGAAACCGTGGAAGTCGATGTAGAGAAGGAGGGATGATGGGGAAGGAGAAAAGCCGCTACCGTTACGTCGGGACGTATGCGGACACCCTTGGCAACGGACAGCCCGTGGAGCCAGGACAGTTCGTAGATTTCACCGAAGAGGATCTCGAGGATTCTCACAACGCGTGGCTGCTCGAAGAGGGTCGGTTGCTCTCGATCGAAGAGGCCAACAACCCCAAGGCAACAGAAGCCGCTGAGCAACTTGCCCAGAAGGAGGGCATCGACCTTGCAACCGTGTCTGCGTCCGGAGCAGACGGAAGCATCACGGTCGATGACGTGAAGCGGACCATGGCGGAAAGAGAGGAGGAGTAGATGCCACTACCCGGAACCACTGTCAGTCTGCTCGATGTTCCTCCGCCGATCAGCGCACCAACGGATACGACCGTCTGGTTCGTTGCCGGACTCACCGACCAGGGACCGCTGTTCCCGGTCAAGGTTCGGAGCATGGCGGAGTTTACGGCCAGGTACGGTCCGAGGGTCACATACTCGGTCCTGTATGACGCTCTGGACGTCTTCTTCCGGGAAGGCGGCAGCAGCGCATATGTAAGCAGGGTGGTAGGCCCGGCTCCGACGTTCGGGTCAAAGACCCTGCTGGACGGCGTTGCGGCTGTCTCGCTCACCGTTACCGCCATTGGTCCTGGCGCCTACTCGACCGGTATCAAGGTAGGGGTCGTTGCAGGTCAGGCAGGCGGATCGTACCAGATCCAGGTCACCGACCTCACCAACGTCGTTCTGGACCAGTCAGGTGATCTGCTCACACAGAACGATGCGGTGAACTGGGGGCTGCAGAGCAACTACGTGCGCATCGCGCTGGGCGCATCGCTGCTCAACCCGGTCGTCGTCGCTCCGGCTGCTTTGTCAGCTGGAACAGACGACAGGGCCAACGTCACCGAGACACAGTGGCTGAACGCTATCAATGCATTCACCATCGTTCTCGGGCCTGGCCAGGTCAGCATGCCCGGTCGCTCTACGGACGCGGCTCACGTCAATCTGCTCGCGCATGCACAGGCGAACAGACGGGTGGCCTTGCTTGATCTGGCCGACACAGCTGTCGTAGCAACGCTTACGACGGCCGTGACCAACGCTCGCATTGGCAATCAGCGGTACGGAGCAACCTTCGCTCCGTGGCTTCTGGCCCCAGGCGTCTTTCCGTCGACCATTCGGACGATTCCGCCGTCTGCACTGGTTGCCGGGTTGATCGCTAGGAATGAGGACGAGCTTGGCCCGGATGCTCCGGCTGCCGGAGACAGGGGTATCGCTCGTTACATCAACGGTCTGTCGCAGGCGGTCTTCACTGACGCGCAGAGGCAGGTACTGAACGACGGCGGCGTGAACGTCATTCTCAATCGCTTCGGCAACATGGAAGTGTACGGATGGCGATCTCTCGTCAATGCCCTGATTGATCCGAACTGGCTTGACTTCGGCAATTCTCGGCTGTACATGGCGATCGCTGCTGATGCCGACGAGCTTGCCGAGCAGTTCGTGTTCGGAGTGATCGACGGGCAGGGCAAGTTGCAGTCAGAGTTCGGAGGTGCTCTGGCAGCAATGCTGATGCGGTACTACACGCAGGGTGCGTTGTTCGGTGCTACGCCTGATGATGCCTTCTACGTAGACGTAGGGCCGCAGGTGAACACGCCAGCAACGATCCAGGCGAACGAGCTACACGCGCTGCTCAATATCAGGATGTCCCCGATGGCGGAGGTCGTTGTGATCCAGATCGTGAAGACCCCCGTAACTCAGGCGGTGAGCTGAGATGCCAGGACCTACCAGACAAGACACCTGGCGCATCACCGTTCAGGTCATGCATCCCGTCACCGGTCGGTACTTCAACGCTGGGGTCTGGGACAAGCTGAGCGGTGGCGCCATCGACTCGGACGACAGCAAATACTACCCAGGAGGAATGGTGGATCCCGTCTCCTTGGGTGGTCGCAAAACGGTGGACAACGTCACGCTTTCCAGGCTGTTTCTGCTGGAACGTGATCAGGGGATCCTCCAGACGCTCATCGTGGGCGCTGGCAAGTCGCGCGTCGTGATCAGCAAGCAGGCCATGGACATCGAGGGCAACGTGTTCGGCAAGCCCTTGACGTACAACGGTCGGCTCAAGAGGATCACGCCGCCTGAGGTGGACTCGGAGGCGTCGGCAGCTGCCATGGTCGAGATGGAAGTGACCGTGGACGGCTTCCCGGTCGTCGCCTAGTCCGCAAGAAGGAGGGAGCATGGAGCACGAACACACGGGCGAGGAGGCTCTGGCAGCGCAGACTGCATCTCTGGCTGAGAACGATGAGGTGCAGAACACGCCCCAGAGCCTCCTGGACGTTCTCGCTCAACGTAAGAAGGAGCAGCAGGAGGCAACCGAGGTCTACATCACGATCCCGGGATACGACAAGCCTCCGATCATCCTGGCTGCCCAGTACCGCTTACTAGAGGGCAAGGAGATCGACGAGATCGGCAGAAGGGTTACGTCGCAGACGAAGGATCGTTGGCAACGGCAAGTCTTTGCTGCGGTCGACACCTTTATCGCGGCGTGCACCGGCTTCTATTACCAGGAGGAGGGAGATTCCGCTGATACGTGGAAGCCGCTCACGTTGAACCAGGTGCTGATCCCTGGCTACACGAACGAGCTTGCGCAGGCCTTGCGGTTCGAGGCAACGACGGCTCGTGAGGTTGCCTTCGGGCTTTTCGGGGGCAATGACGTCGCGATCATGCAACACAATGTTCGCCTGAGCATCTGGATGGGCGACACGACCCGCGACGTCAACCAGGAACTCCTGGGGGAAGTGTAAGGCACGACGAGATCATGGCTGCCGCTGAAGTTGCTATTTTCGGCATGGACCCTCTTGAGTTCTTGCGCACCACGGACGGCCTCACGAGGGGAGTCATGCAGAAGATCGCATTCGAGGCAAGGGAGCTTCAGCGGCAGTTTGATCTCGAGCGTGCCAACCAGATAGCCGAAGCCGTCGGCAAGAAGTTGTTCGGGAAGTAGGCCAGGAGCCTATGAACGAGATCAGGATTCTCACATACCTGGCAGGTGTTCGCAGGTTCCTGGCCAACGTCCAGGCGGAGGCAGCAGCGCTTGCTGAGCTAGGCCTCGCAACCAGGGCTGTCGGTTACGAAATGGCCACCACGACAAAGAGGTCGTGGCTCATGAATCAGAGTCTGTTCACCGCTCGTCGTCTTGCATACGGCGTCACACTAGGTCTCATAGGCGCAGGCGTAGCTGCGCTCAAGCTGGGCAATGACTACAACAGGGCTATGCAGGAGGCTCGCGTCGCCCTTCGCCCGTTCTTCGCAGACAACCAGCAACTGGAGAGCACGCTCAACAGGTTGTACAACATCGCGGCTATCACGCCGTTCCAGGTCAAGGACATGACGCTCGCATTCCGTGCGTTGTACCCATCTCTCCATGGGATCGGTATCACGGCGGATGAGACGGTCAACACGCTCTCTGCCGTCATCGACGCTCTGTCCGTAGCAGGTCGGGTCACACCGTCTGCCCTCAACCGAGTCTCCGTTGCGCTGCAGCATATCGCTTTCCAGGGCAGGCTGACAGGTATGTCTGTCTTGCAGCTAGCGCGCGACGGTATCCCGATCTATGCGATCCTGCGCAAGGAGCTCGGTCTCACAGGCGAACAGATGCATGCGATCGGCAAGCTGAACATTCCAGCCAGTACTGCGCTGAAGGCGATCCGTGACTACATCAACACGACGCCTGGGTACTCAGGAGCAGCGGCACGGCTGGCGCAGAACTCTGTACAGGGCCTCTGGTCAACGTTCAAGGATTACGTTGCGAAGGCATCCGGCCTTGCACAGAAGACGTTGTTCGCGAGCACCAAGAGCACGCTCAAAACGGTAGATGCGTGGTTCGTGGACATCTTTCACAACTACGACCGTACGCACAGCATGATCAAGGCGATCGATGCCTCTGTCTCCCCGAAGACGCACGCCTTCGCGATCATCGTCAACCAACTGCGCAGCGGTTTCCATGATCTGTGGACCATCTTCAAAGCGTTCATCGGTACCATCATGCACAGCAGAGCTCTGTGGGGGTCGATCATCATTGCGCTAGGGATCTTGCGCGGGATCATTTACATTGTTGCGCACACGACATTTCTGTGGACAACGTATCTCAAGATCCTGATTCCCTATCTGATCCTCTCTCGCTTCTGGACGCTAGGAGTAGCGACCGCAGAATTTCTGTACTGGACCACTGTTCGTCTGTCCATTCTATGGCAGTTCCGGTATGCCAAGATGATGCGCGTCCTAAACGCTCTGAAGAAGGCGTACATCCTTCTCACCGTCGGAGAAATTGCAGCTGAGGATGGACGGTTCGTGAAATTCAGTCGTCTCGACAAGATGCTGCTCAAGCTGAGGGGTGCCTGGATCGCGATGGGATTCGCTGAGCTCTTCGCGATGGGTCCGATCGGATGGATCGTCGCAGCGCTAGTTGTCTTGGTAGGCGTCCTAGTCATCCTCTATTTCCGGTGGAACAGATTCCACGACGCCGTCAATAGACTCGCGAAGTTTCTCTATGCCCATCAGTACATCCTGTCTTTCGTACCGATCTTCGGACCCATGCTCGTCGCGCTTATCACGGCCATCAAATACTGGCGAACTTTTACCGGGTGGATCCAGAGGGCAGCACACTGGCTCGGCAAGATCCACACGCCGCACATCGGTCTGCCCAAATTGGGCTTCCACCTTCCGTATGGACTAGCCAGCGGCGGAACTACAACGACAGCAGGATCAGTCATGGTGGGGGAACGAGGTCCAGAGATCCTGTCTTTGCCGCGTGGAGCGCAGGTCACACCGCTGTCTCCGGTCTTCAGCAGAAAAGATATACAGGAGGGCCGGACGACAGTCATCAAGCTAGTGGTTGATGGTCGTACGCTGTCCGAGATCGTTGCCCGTCACCAGACCGATGTGAACGCGAGGGGCTAGTGCCGACCCAAGAACGACACTTCGTGACGTTCGAGGCAGACGGGATCGGTTCGCTGCGCATTCTCAAAGGAGAGGGAGCGCCGAAGTCATCATCCTATGACGCTGGGTGGAATGTTGTAAGCAGGCCGCATCGGGTCGGTTTGACCCAGTGGGCTGGTGCTGATCCGATCAGGATGTCTCTCCAAGTCATCTTTGAAGGCTGGACAGATGGCGAGGGGCAGGAGATCAGGATTAGTAAGTTGCGACGGATGGCCATGCCGCAAGGCACGGACGAGCCGCCGATCATCAGCGTATCTGGGCACGGCATCCCGAACCTTGGACCGAAGCGCTGGGTCATTGAGAGCTTGGAGGAAGGCGACAACGTTCTCTGGGACGACGAACCGGGTAGCGGCTCCATCGTCAGACTTCGCCAAGACTTCACTGTCAATCTCTTGCAGTACGTTGCCGAGGACAGGACTGCCTTCGCCAGCATCGAGGCAGCCAAGCCAGGTGGTGGTGCGTGGCCCAAGCATTACACCTGGAAGAAGGGTGACACGCTACAGAAGGTTGCGGCGAAGTTCTACCACAACTCCAAGCTGTGGAAGAAGATCGCGAATGCCAACAACATCCGTGATCCGAAGAACATCAAGCCTGGCAAGGTGTTGATCATTCCGAAGCCATGACCACTGCGACTCAACTCACGGCACGCCAGAAGCTCGATCTCTCCACGCTCAAGCTCACGCAGAAGGAGCTCATGGGCGATGACATCGACATCAACCATATCAACCTTCAGATCAAAAACGTCTTCGGGGTAGACATTGCAGGGGCAATCACGGCCGGAAGCATCGAGCGCACTATCGAGGGTGCAAGCACACTCAACCTGGACGTCTTCGATCGTGACAGGAAGCTGCTGCGCTCAGGGAGGCTGGCTGCTCGGACTGACGTCAGAATTGATGGCCTATGGTTCAGGCTCGCAGCTGTTAACAAGGAGAGCGACACGCTCTCTCTGACCTTTGAGGATCGCGAGATCGCTATCTTGCGAACCTACTTCAGCATCATCAAGGCCTCTGCAGCCACGGCGCGACAAAGAACGACCAGGGCCGAGTTCATTCTTCGGATGATTCGAGAAGTCAAGGAGTTTCGCATTCCGTGGGTCATTCCAGAGCTTGACGTAGTACAGCCAATCGAAGAGGACCAGCAGACCAAACAGCCGCTAGGCGGTAACGATCAGAATGCGATCAAACGCGGGAAGGGGATTCCGCACGGAGCCGGGGAAGACTCTTTCCCAGACAAGGCACGACAGCACCAGTATTCCTCTCGGGTCATTCCAGGCCTAAGGGTCAAGGGTGAAAGGATGACGAACTACCAGATCGATTGCACAAATGCTGTCCTGAACGCCGCTGCTTCTATGGGCTGCACCCGTCCGGAGCTTGTGATGACCGTGATGTGCGGCATCACAGAGAGCCGCTTGCAGAACCTGCGAGGAGGAGACAGAGACAGCGTCGGCTTCTTTCAGCAACGAGCCAGCCAGGGATGGCCTGCTAGCCGTAACCTTGCCCGAGACACGAAAGCATTCATCACAGCGCTGAAGACTTACGAGGGTCGTCATCCTCACTTCGATTACAACGATCTGATTCAGGGTGTTCAGAACTCCGGTACTCCTAACGCTTACGGGCCGCACCGGAACGAGGCAGAGCGTATCGTCACTGCATACGGAGAGAGCGCTGACTTTGCCAATGACAATGCGATGCAGTCCTTCGGTGGTACGGCTGCGGACTACGAGTTCTATCGTGGTGTTCCGCCTGCACTGGGCCTACACAACTGGGGTCGTGAGAATAGTTGGACCTGTATACAGCGTCTGGCCTCTGAGGTCAACTTGCGAGCCTTCTTCGTCAGCGGCACGTTCTACTACATCAGCGAAATTGATCTGATGAAGAGCAAGCCTGCCGCAATCATCTCGGAGGACACTAAGGGAGTCGAGGACATCAGCGGCAACTATGACACGGGCAAGACAGGAAGCGATCTGCGCGTCACAGCGCGAATGGGTCGGTGGGCTGCTCCGCCTGGAAGCGTCATACAGATCAAGGAGATGGGTCCTTGGAACGGGCGCTGGCTAGTGGCCAACGTGCAGCGTAGTCTATTCGACAGTCTAGGAACCATTACGTTGAAGAAGGCTCGTCCCACCTGGCCGGAGCCGATCGGAGATACAGCCGGACAGAAGCGAGCGCAACAGACTTCAAGCCCATACACGATGGCTCCCACTCCTTCCATACCGGACTCGCCCGGCGGAGATGCAGCGCATGCGGCCAAGCTCCTGCTCGCTTATCACAACCAGGGCAAGTATCGCGACGATAACGGGCAGCAGATCGAGCAGTTGAAGAAGATCGCTGCTGGGCAGAAGCTCAAGAACCAGTGCGGCAATCATGTGAGCATGAACTCATTTGTGCTCAACGGTCTCATCCAGCTCATCGAGGCAGGCCTCTGGGTCGGAACGTTTGCTCTGTGCGAGGACCACAGCTGCAATGAGGGGCAGCATCCCAAGGGTCAGGCTGCTGATATCTCCTCGCTGGGCAGCCCATTGACAGGCTGGCATGCCTTGAACGCTTCAAGCCAGGTGGCCACTGGTCTGGCCAAGCAGGCAATGAAGATCCTTGGCCCTACCTCCTGGGACCTAATCTGCAACGGGATCGGCAGGTATGATAGCAGCGTGCAAGCGCTGCAGAGAGACAACGGACACGTCCGGGGCGGGATCTGGGAGACAGATCACACCAATCACATCCACTATGGCGTGTCTCCGGGGCGCGCTCCCGAGGACAGATCTTGACGGACCTCAAGGACACCCGGCCTAACCCGAACCGTCCCGAGTCTCTGGGATGGTACGGACGATTCGCCAAGGATGTACAGGACATCAGCGACCCTGCCTTCATCGTGTTGCCTGATCTGGACGAACGACACCTCTGGGGTCCGGCGCGCTGGCAAGCGCGAGACGCCGTGACCCTTCCCAACAAGGGTGACGAGTGCATGGCGTTGTTTGACAATCGTCGCCAGCTGTGGATCCCCTCCTGGTGGACCGGTTCTCCCCCTACTCCTCCAGAGATCAGCCTGGACGAGATCACGCCGGGAGCGAACGGGCAGTGGTTGCGCACGTTGGGCGGGGCAGCCGTCTGGGACACTGTAACGAGCATGCCGCCATCAGGTGCAGCAGGCGGGGTCCTCGGGGGCACCTACCCGAATCCTAGTTTTGCCGCAGACATGGCCACACAGGTAGAGCTTGATGCCGAGGCAGCTGCGAGAATTGCAGCTGATGCCTTGAAAGCACCCTTGGCTAGTCCGGCACTTACGGGAGTACCCACGTCTACAACTCCTGGAGCCGGAGACTCGTCTACGAAAATCGCCACTACGGCCTTTGTTAGATCCGAGCTCCCGTTCTTGAAGGTCGGGCAGCAGGTTGCTGCAGGAGGCGAGACTACTCTCACCGTCGGGTCGATTCCGGGGACCTATACAAACCTACTGTTCGTATTCAAGATGCGACAAACCGCTAGCGGTTCAGCATCAGTGGCTCTCAGGTTCAGCGGAGACTCTAGTGCCGCATACTACGACACAGAGTTCGACTTCTTTGGCGGATCAATAGCTGCCCACGCCGTGGGTTCGGGGGCGACAAGTGGTAGATTCGGTCGGTGTCCTGGCTCAGATGCTGGCGCAGGACAATTCGGCAGCGGGTACGTGTTCGTTCCGTCATACGCAGCTGGAGATGGCAAGAACTGGATCGGCAAGACGAGCAGCTTTGAGACGGCTGGTATAGTTGGCGAGGAGGATGCCGGTTGCTGGTTCAACGGAGCAGCAGTCACATCCGTCTCCATCCTCGGTGTAACCTTCGCAGCAGGGTCACGCCTTGACGTGTATGTGATCTCATGATTCCAAAACAAGGATAGGCTACTGCAATGACTGACATCCCTCACTTCGACCTTCCGCTGCACATCACGGGGTCATCCTTCACTGAGGTCGAGCAGGACACCCTTGACGACATCACGAACTGTGTGGTTGCTGCTCTTCTCACGCCGATCGGTAGTCGCAAGGAGCTTCCTGACTTCGGTACAACTGACCTCACCTTTCAGGTGCAACCTGTTGACGTACAGACACTCATCAATCAGGTTGCCCTGCACGAGCCGAGGGTCAGCCTGTTCATCGAGCAGCACCCTGACCGTATCCACGAACTCATCGCGGCAGTGAAGATCGCAGTCAGCGCGAGGGAGGAGGACGAAAGTGCCTAAGTACATCACCATCCCCCTCGAGACAGACCCAGAGGATCTTCTCGCAGAGGCAATATCAACTTTACAAGCCGCCTTCCCAGGTTGGCAGCCCTCCGATGGCAATCTGGACTACTGGATCCTGCAGGCGACGGCATCACAGGCTTCGGAGCTCAAGGATGTGGCTAGCGCTGTACCAGATACGATCTTTCGCTACTTCGGAGACACGATCATGGGGATCCCTCCGGTCGACTCAGCGCCTGCGACTGCCACCACCACTTGGACGATGGTTGACAATGCTGGCTACACGATCACAGCAGGAACACAGGTTGGGGTGCGCACGGCTGGAGATGATCTGGTCCCGTTCTACGTGCAGAACACAGTAGTGATCCCACCGGGCAGTCTTGCTACCACGGCTGGGCAAGTAACCATCGTCGCTGTCAACGACGGAGAGGCAGGGACTGCTCTAGGGTCCATCGGCGGACCCGTCGAGCTTATTGATCCCCTGGCTTTCGTCGCGTCAATCTCTATGGTAGCTCCTACTGCTGGCGGTGTTGACGCAGAGTCAGACAGCGACTACCTGGATCGCCTAACCGAAGAACTCACGCTGCTTGCTCCTCGACCGATTCTCCCCGCAGACTTCGCCATTCTTGCTCGGACGATCCCAGGCGTATTCAGGGCCACCGCTCTGGACGGGTACAACCCCTTCCACAACTGGCTCACGCTAAACGCTGCTTCCATCGAGACCGACAACACAGGATGGGTCAATGATGCCAACGCTACCTTCCCGCGATCTGTCGTACAGGCGGCAGACGGTGTGGCGAGCCTCGCCATTACAGCAGCTTCTGCTGCGGACATGTCAGTACGATCTGCACAGGCTATCGCGGTTGTTGCTGGTGAGACGTGGACTGCGCTAGCGAGCCTCCGAGCAAGCACAACCGTACGCTCCTGTCGTGTATCAATCAGGTGGTACAGCGATGCCGGCGGAACAGCGCTGATCAGCACGAGTGACGGTACGGCAGCCAACGACACTAACACAGGATTCACTGCCTACTCCGTCACCGCAGTTGCACCTGCCACAGCCGTCAGCGCGCGTGTCGTTATCAAAGTGATCGCCCCGGCAAACGCCGAGGTGCACTACGCAGACAAGATGTCCCTGCGGCGTGGCAGCACGACTGACTGGGTCGTGGGCGGGACGGCTGAGACGGGCAACGAGCGCATGATCACCATCGCTGCCGTAGACACGCTTGGTAATGCTGTGTCAGTCAGCATCAAGGCTCAGGTACAGGCTCTTTTGGACGGAAAGCGTGAAGTAACATTCATCGTCTGGACGACAGACCCGAGCTATACAGCCATCGATGTCACCTACACTGCCAAGGCCTCAGCAGGCTTTGACACCGCAGACGTACTTGCAAGAGTAAATACGGCTCTGCGGCAGTATCTCAGTCCAATCAATTGGGGAGGCGACTTCTTTTCTACCGGTCAGGTGTCGCAAGAGACATGGCTGAATACGACGACAGTGCGCTACTTGGAGCTTGCCCAAGTGATCAACAACGTGCAAGGAGTTGACTACATCATCTCTCTGACTCTGCGCAAGGGAGCAGATGCTCTCGCTGCCGCAGACGTGAACCTTCTCGGACCCATTCCGCTGCCGACGGCTGGTGTCATGACTGGGACCGTGACGTGAGTCCGGTAGTTCCCAGCCCTGGCCCGTTCGGGCAGGATCTGTATAACGAACTACAGGCTCTAGCTCGGGACGATGTTAATCAGTCGTGGGCGCTTCTTGCCCTGGTAACGGCGATAGGATCAGGGTTCGATCCGGTCGAATCTTGGGCACGTGATGGTGCACAAGGGCAGGCCGGGTGGTCTATCCTAGTTGACTTGGATCGCGCCCCGATAGAAGCTCTTCCCTGGCTGGGGCAGTTTGTGGGAGTCTCTATACCATCTAGCCTAGACGACGCTACTGCACGAGCGCGCATCTTCGGCAAGGCGGGATTCTCTCGAGGAACCCTCCCGGCAATTGCACAAGCAGCTCAAACGCATTTGACAGGGAGCAAGGACGTCCTCATTATCGAGAGATATCAGGGAGATGCTTACAAGCTCTATGTCGCTACAAGGACAGCGCAGACTCCGAGCACAACGAAGACGCTTGCCGACATCATTGCGGCCAAGCCTGCTGCTCTGGGGCTAGTCTACGAAACGATTACAGGACAGACCTTCAACGAACTGCTAACTGACTCACCGCTCTTTTCTAACGTGTTCAGCAACTACCTGACGATGCAGGGTGTGCTGACCGGAGTGCATGGGACCTAGGAGGCCAAATGAGTGACGTATCAGCAAGATTCGGCATCACAGAGCCAAGTGCGGATCGTCACGACTCTGCGGACGTCCCGCTGTATGTACGGAATATTGTCGCTGCCCTGGAGTCGCAGGGTTTGCGTTGGGCTGGACAGGGAACCTTCGCTGCGATTCCTGCAGCTAGTAAGCAAGGGTCTGTCTACTACGCAACGGACCAAGGCAAGGCTTACTACGACACAGGATCTGCCTGGGTGGACATGAGTAGCCTAGCAGCGGGTGCTGTCGGCACGACACAGCTGGCCGATCACGCAGTCACGGAAATCAAGCTGGCTCTGCTCTCGGTCGGAACTCCTGAATTGATCGATGCTGCAGTCACTCTAGCGAAACTTGCGGCTTCTTCTGTAGACGCTACGAAGATCGCCAACTCACTAAAGCCGTCAGCCGGGGCGGGAGGAGCAACAGAGGCACTACGCGCTCTGGGCACAGCCGCAGGGACAGCCGCCGCCGGGGTACATAGCTCTCAGCATCAGTATTCAGGAGCAGACCCCCTCCCCATTGAGGCATATCAATTCGTCACACTTCAGCCTGTAGCCGCTGGAGCTAGTTGGACTCCGACGCAGCTGAAGTTCTGGAAGGACGCTGCTGGCACCGTTCACCTTCACAGCAAGCCATTGACCTGGAACCGAGCAGCAGCAGATCTGGCCAACGGCAGCACCATCGCGACTATGCCAGCTGGCTATAGGCCTGATGAGGTTATCAGAGTCCCATTTGTTTGGTTTGGGACGACCTTCGCCGGGTATGTGAACATCTTTGCAAACGGTGACATCGTCACAGCAGATGGAAGCTGGAACACCAGTAGAACCATTTCGTTCCAGGCACACTGGCGCGGCGACGCCTAACCTATAGGTGTGAGCTTGCGATGGCAGACAACGGCAACAACCAGAATGGCTGGAGAGCCACGAAAGAGAAGATTCTGATGTCTGCCGGCCTGAGCATCATCGGAGTTGAACTGATTCATGCAGAACTCTTTTCGGGAACGTTCCATCTTGAGTTTTTGCTGGCCGGTTTAGCTCTTTGCGGAGTCAGCATCGCCCAGTGGGGCGATAGAAAGTGAAGGAGGCGATATGATCGCCGTGAGTTTTTGGAAGCCTGATATCACAGCGAACATGCATCAGTTCCGCAAGTGGGCGCACAGCAACGCACTCACGCTGACTTTCCTCTCAGCGATGTTCATCATTACTTGGATCGTAATCGTGGTGGCTAACTATGCCACATGATGTAGAATTGGAGAGACGTGTGGAAGAGGCAAACGGTTTCGAGGTAAGGGTTGCTGAGGTCTTGCACCAGAAGCACAGGTGGCGCTGGAGGGCGCTGACTATCTGGATCATTCTCTTCACGTTAACAGTGATCGTGATGTACAGGAGCAACCACCACTTAGTTGGAGAGAACCGGTCAAGGATTGCTGACATTCAAAAGTCCCGGATAGACTCGTGTCAGGCTAACTATGAAGGCATCAGGAAAGTTGCTATCAGCCTCTACCCGCCTGCGAAGATCCGTAGTGTCGCGCAAGCTGAGAGTCTGTCCAAGCTCAACCAGACAATCAAAGGCCTGAAGTCCAGATGTGCTAAGCAAACGAAGCTCAAATAGGGGTGCGACGTGTCTGAAAGAGATCAGGCAGGATCAGCAGGAGAAGCAGGACAGCCGGGAGAAGGGCCGAATGGACGAGAGGGCGGAAGAGGCGGCGCTGGTGGTCGTGGTGGCGCAGGAGACCCCGAGGGCAAAGGAGGCGCTGGTGGCGCCGGTGGACGAGGCGCCACGGGGAGGCAGGGGCCACAGGGCAACCAGGGCAACCCCGGCGATCCGGGCCGAGAAGGTTTGCCTCCGGCCTGGAAGATGGCGCTGACCATCTGGATGGTCTGCATCACAGCTGCGTTGATCTATCTGATCATCAAGTGAACTAGCGCAGGGCGTACTGTACCCAGCGCAGTTCATTCTGCAGGCGGACGACAGCCTTCTTGGCCCAAGACTGATCTCCTCCGGTCTTGACCTGCCAAGTGGCCACATACCGAATTCTGCTGTTCAGGTAGAGCTCTAGATCAGCCTGCCAGGTTGCCCAGTTCAACTGAGCAGCCTCACGAAGAACCTCATCTTTGTTGGCTGGAATCTTCGTCGTCCCGCCCCATGCCTTGACGCACTGACCCAGGGCGTGCGACACACGGCGACAGCGCCTCTTGTCGGCAGCCAGTTCCTCTCCGCTTGCGTCAGCCCCGAGTCTGCGCGGAATCTCCTGAGCAGCAGCAACTATCGCAAGTGCCTTGGTGAGCCTGTTGCGCTCAAGATGGTCCATGTGTCGTGGCGTATCGTCCCGGCTGATGGTTAGTTCACCGTCGTAGTGCTCAGCTAGGAAGCTCATGCGCCCTCCTGTTCGTAGTGGCCTGTCAATGGCTTACGGGACGCTACCGCCCCGGTAGCGGTAAAGTGGCTAGGAGACATTGAGAGTGGCCCTCCAACAGCCGCTGCAGACGACCACCCGGTCCTGATCCTGGCTGTACCACGCTACCGTGGCTCCTCAGCATGCTCGACGATGGACCAGCGCCGCTCTACCAGGAAGGCCTTGCCACATTCCTTACGTGGGCAGAGCACCTTGATATGAACCTCCTCAGTAGCTTCGACGAAAGGTTTGACCGTATGGAAGCAATGAGGACAACCAACGTGCTCAACAAGTCGTAGACCTTCTACCATTCGTCTCCTCTCTAGTAACCGGTCAGACTAATGAGCCGGTCTTCCTCGTCACGCTGCCTCTTGCGCCAAGCTTCTTCTCCTCGCTTGCTCTGCTCCTGCCTAAGCTCGTCGCGATCTCGTAGCTGGCGGGCAGGAGAACGAGGTTTCTCTCCTCTAGCAAGTGCTCCTCGCTTGATACTACTGCGCGCATAAGCCACATTGTTCTGTCGTAGCTCTCGAAGCAATAGCATCGCTTTGCGTGCCGTTCCTCGTTCTACGAACTTCTTACCGCTGTCTAGGTTAGTGATCTTGCGAATGGTCTGCCTACTGATGCCCATTCTTCGCGCTGCTTCTGATGTTCCTATACGGTTCACAATCTCGATGAAGACAAAGCGGACTCTGGCGATGGGGACATAGCTCTGATCCCCATCGCCAAAAGTCCAGGCCTGGCTCTCCTTCGGTCTGCGTAGGCCGCAGTGCGGACAGGTCTCTCCGGGTAGAAGAACGATGGAGCCAGAAGTTGGAGCGGGGGTCGTTATGACCCCCACCCCATGTATGCGTTCGCACTAGTGACAATGTCGTCGAAGGCATCCTTCATCTCCTGCTGCTCTGTTGCTTTGGTGACCATGATGGTCGTGCAGGTCCCAGGATTGTCCTCAAACAACGTCCGAACAGCCGTAGCCGCCGACTCGAGGTTGTCTGCCTCTCCGATGTTACCCAGGTTGTCGACGATGTTGAACACGGCTACTTCTTGTGTTTGCGCTTGCCTCGGGACATGACCGTGCTGTCCTTCTTCAAGCGCTTGAGGTTGGGGGCGAGATCGGCCTTGAGGTCGATCTTCTCCTTGCGCGCTTTGGAGTCCTCCTCGGCGATCTCTTTGTTACCGCCGAAGCCGGTCTTCTCCTCTCCCTTCCTGTAGAGCTCACCCTTCTTGCGTGCAGCGGTGTAGCGGAACTTGAGAGCCGCTACTCCGGGCACGGACACGCTGTTGCCTGCGGAGATCTCTTCCGCTACAACATCTCCCAGCGCATCCAGGATTCGCTTGACTTGCTGACGACCGCCTGCCCCAGTGGCGGCGATCCGATCTGCTAGCTCATTCTTGGTGAGCACGTGCTCCCTCCTTCTGACCGTTCTGCTCCGCTAGGCCAGCTAGCGCCCTCGCCCGCAGCTTCTCGGACGTAGGACCCATGGTTGCTCTGAGAGGGTCCATCTTCATAGACTCCCTCAGATTGACCTCCATAGAAGCTTCCGGATCATGTACATAGGTGTAGCGCTCAAGCATGATGCTTCCTTACGGGCAGAGACGTCCGTACTTTGTCTCCCACCCAGGGTCGAATTGCAGCCCGCACCTGTAGTAGCCGGGACTGTCGTACCAGTTGCCGCCGTTCTCGCAGTTGACGGTGTCTTGCCAGCTGCCCCCTCCGTCGAACGGATCGGGGCAGTTCGGCCAGGGATCTCCGGAGCTTGCAGCGCCGATGATGTTTGCGACCCTGATCTGACGTTGGACCCAGTAGTTGTATGTGCTGTACCAGAGACGATGCTCCGCATTGTTGATGTGCTGCGTGGCATACCTCTTCAGCCACGTCATGTCGCGATGCAATACCGCTCTGTCTTGCTTGCTCCCTGCCCAGGGATGGGACTGTAGGAATCCCAGGGCTGCTCGTGCGTGATGCATGTTCTTCTTGCCACACGCGAGCTCCTGCTTGGCGGACTGCTTGCCTGAGCAGGTAGCTGCCATTCGCGCTTGTACTGGAGAAGTCAGCACCAGAATGGCTAGTGCTGCCAGGATGGGGATTATGAAGTACCTCAGACCTTCCCTTTCCGATAAATGCGGTGGCCCTGGCGTGGTCACAGGGCCACCCTACACATGCACTTGCTTGACTACTCCTCGCCGTCGTCCCCCGGCTCTGGATCCGGCTCGGGAGCGGGTGGGTCTGCCGGAGGATCGGCAGGGGTCTCGAAGATCCGCATGTGTTACCTCCTCTCATCACATCTCCGGGTCGATGATCCACATCTCGCTGATGGTGATCTGGCGAGTGGGCATCCACCCTGGTTTGACTCCCCGAACAAGGACGAGATCCTTGCCGGGCCTGATCTTCCAGATCAGGTCGCGCCACTTGGGATAGCGCCACCTATCGCAACGTAGCCCGATCTGATCTGATTCATCATCTCCGACCATGACACACCACTCGTTCAGGTGCGGGTCCTTGATCGGCTTGCCGTCAAGCGTCATCTTCTCCATGTCGATCTCAGCGCCCTTGGCCTGGTTGAACTCAAATAGGTCTCTAACGTTGCGCGTGTGGATGACGCCTAGCCATACCACCTCGATGTCGTCGCCGGTGCTGTACGGGAGATCGGCAGCGACGTGCGTAGGCCGAGGCACCGGCAGCTTCTCGTTGCTGATCTCCTCCTTGACGTGCGCGATGGCTTTGTCCATCCAGAAGGCCTCGAACGGATCCTCTTGCTTGACGAATGCCTGCATCGTCTCAAGCGTCTTCTCTCCGATCCCTTTGACCTTGAGCAGATCATCCCAGTCGGTCAAGCCATGCTCTTCACGGTAGGCAATGATGTTCCTGGCTGTTGCTTCGCCGACCTTGGGAATCTCGTCGAATCCTGCCTGAATCCCGTCATCGTCGCGCACCCACGTGATGCCTGATGTTTTCGGGTGCGGAGTTTTGACTGCCATCCTGCGACCGAACTTGTTCGTGTCTCGTAGGAGACGCTTGACCTTTTCTTCCATGCCTGTGATCTTCAGCATTTCCGTGAAGAAGAGCGAAGGCTCGTGCCGCTTGAACCACATCGTGTGAAAGCCAAGCATGCTGTAGGCTACCGCGTGGCTAGCATTGAAGGCGTAGGAGCCTGCCGTGATGCAGAGGCCCCAGATGCGCCTGGCCGTCTCCTCGTCCATGTTGTGTAGCCGCTGTGCTCCTTCGAGGAAACGAGACCAGCGACGGTTGAACTCTTGCTCGCCAATCTTGCGGGAGATGATGCGCCGGACCTCGGCTCTATGCGTCCAGTCAAAGTCACCGATCTCGCCCAGGATGCGGAGAATCTGCTCCTGGTACACGACCTGGTACTTGGTGTGCTGTGTAATGCTAGCGAGGGCAGGGTGGATGAGTTCCGGTTCTTTGCGGCCCATCTTGATGTCGATGTACTCGTTCGCGCTGCCGTTGTGCAACGGACCTGGTCGGGCAAGAGCGTTGACATCGGCAAGCTCCATGAAGTTGTCTGGTTGCAGCGCACCGTTGACGTAACGCATGGCCCTGCCTTCAAACTGGAAGATACCGTTGACGTCGTTGATCTTGAAACCGTGCAGCGTTTCCTGGTCATCCAGCGGTAGGTTGTACAGGTCGTCGAGTGACCAGCCCATCTCGAGCCGCATCTTGTTGATGGCGGTCATATTGCTGAGGCCGAGGTAGTCCAGCTTGAGCAGACCCTTCTCCTCGGCATCGTACTTGTCCATGCTGATGACTCTTACCGTCTCACCCTTGACCACGCGTTCGTAGACAGCAGCTACTTCTTCAATAGACCCCGTAGATACCACAAGGCCAGCTGCATGCACTCCGAAGCCCTTGACGTTGCCCTCGAGATCCATGGCCACGGCGAGATCCGGATAACGCTCAAAGACGTCACCCGCAACATCAAACTGATCCACAGTATCTTCGATCGTAGCACTAGCGCGTAGGTCACCTGAGCTCCTCTCAATCAGAACATCCTTGACTTTGTCTACTTCGTACTTCGGGACGCCGTAAACTCTTGCAGCGTCATCCAACGAATTCTTGGCCTTGAATCTCGTGAAAGTTCCGACGTTAGAGACACAATCTCTCCCGTACTTACCGACAAGATAGTCACGGACTTCACCACGCCGCTCCGAATCAAAGTCCAGGTCAATATCGGGGAGATCCTCACGCGTGACGTCGATGAATCTCTCGAAGACCAGATCCGGATATAGCATGGGATTGACCTCAGTGATACGGAGGAGCCAACAAACCAGACTCCCAGCAGCGCTCCCACGGGCAGGTCCGACTGCGACGTCATGATCCTTCGCCCAGCGAACAGAATCGCTAACAATGAGGAAGTAGTCAACAAAGTCCTTGTCTTCGATGATCCGCATCTCATGACGTAGCCTTTCCTTGTATCGCTCGCTCTCGCGCGCGGGTAGCTTATCGCATCCCCGGTAGCGCCACCCGTCCTTGATCCAGTCACGCCATAGCTCCACACCGGTGCTGTACCCCTCCGGAAGACGATAGCGCACCATGGGAAGGGAAGGAAGCTCTACGGTGCAGCGCTGAGCAATCTCTTCTGTGTTGAGAATAGAGCGCACCGCCTGCTGCCGAGTCAAGCCGGTGGCTATGAGCTTGCGCACCACCATGTTGTCGTTCCAGGGCGGACAGAGGTTCTCTGAGTATCCCCACTCACGCGACATGTCTTCCAGGCTACGCTTCTCTCCTGGACGAATGTTGTGTAAGACCTGCTGGATTTCCTTCTCTTCTGGCACTGTGTAGTGGCAGTCAAAGGTCGTGACGAGTGGGATGCCGAGATCTTCAGCGATCAGAGCCAGTTGTGGGTTGGCGTCCCTGGTCGCTTCCAGCTGAGGGAAAGCCTGGACTTCGATGTAGTAAGCGTCACCAAGTGCTCGCTTATACTGCCGGGCAACGCGGTGCGCTCTTTGGTAACTCGCATCCTCGGGCGCGATGTGCTTACCGCCCATGAGCGACGTGAACAGTTCGGACCCCTGACAGCCGCTGAGGACAACGAGACCTTTGCGATGCGCCTGAAGCATTCTGTGATCTGCGGTAGGTTCATAGTAAAAGCCCTCCGAGAATGTCTGGCTGACCAAGCTCAGGAGGTTACGATAGCCCTCCTGATTCTCGGCCAACACGGTTAAGTGATTCTTCCGCTGCGTTGCGTTCTCCCCTACCTCTCCGCAGTAGAGCTCTACCCCGAACAACGGCTTGATGCCGTGCTTCTTGGCGTGCTTCTCCAGCTGCACATGCGAGGAGATATTGCCATGCTCCGTGAGCGCGAGGGTGCCCATGCCGATCTCGGCAGCACGTCGCACATGTGCCTCGGGCACCGCGTAGCCGTCCAGGTAGCTGAACGTGCTGTGGTGGTGGAGGCTCGCGAATGTCATGTCCTTGCTGCGCTGAGGAGCACGACGGGTGCGCTGGGCTTTACGAACGAGCTTCGGCGTCTCGTGATCACAGTCCGTCTTGCGCGACGGAACGCGATACTGAAGCTCGTCTAGGCTCTGATCTCTACGCGGCACTCACTTGCTCCAAGGTAGGAGTAGAGAAACAAACGCTATAGCCCAGGCTCCGAAGGCTGCATGCCACTTGCCGAGCGCAGCCATGGTGAAGCCTGCTGATGAGAAGCTAGAGCACCAGACGGCGCAGAGGATCACAGGCCCGTCTCCGGTTCCTTGAGCACGACTGCGCTGTCGATGTGGACGCCGGTGAGTGACTGCAGAAGGACGTCCGCGTTATCGATGAGGAAGTGCTTGATGTTCCTGCTTGAGTAGTTGTATCCGAGGAACTCCTCGAAGGAGATCGGCAAGGGTATGTCCTGGCCGAGCTCTCTGGCCTTCTGGAATACACGGCCTGCCTCCTCCTGGGAGTAGCAGACGATGTAGCAGAGCTCGCCTTGTGCGTTGAGCTCGATGCACCGCTCAATGAGGCGCGTCGTCCTGCTTGTCTTGCGTCCGCTGGCGATGATGTTCATTCCGGCCTCCGGTTGTGCTCTGTCGTGATACCGGCGAGCGGGTTGGCCGCCCACTCCATCGGGTCGATGGCGTCGTCACCGGCGATCTCCTTGCTGCCCCACACACTCGGTCGGCAGCCCATGTCGCTCAGGCGGATGACACGATCGCGAATGGTGCAGCCCCGGTCGAGCTCGCTCATGAAGACGCACTTGCCGACGTGATAGCACACCGGTGCAAATGTCTCAGCACGGGGCGTAGCGATGAGCTTGAACTGCCAGTTGCTTCCAGTTTTGTAGGAGATTCCGTCCTCCAGCACCTTGTTGACATCACCGTCATACTTGCTGATGGCGTCCATGATGCCGAAGAACACGTGGCGCCACTCGAACTGGGCCTGGGTGCAGAGACGGTTGCCTGCGTGCTCCATCAGGCCGCGGAAGTTGGTCTTGTAGATCAGCCTTGTCGTCGTCGCATGCGGAAGTAGTCCGCGAGCATCTTCCGCCGGGATACCAAGCGAGAGAAGCGCCTGGTACGCTTTCTCGATTCCTTTGATTGCTTGGTACCAGAAGGTCTCAGCATTCTCGTTGCCAACCACAGATGGCGGAAGCGGTACTTCGTCGGCAAGGTTCTCCTTCACAGCGAACCGGAGGGACTCCTGAGCGTATACCGCCGTTCGCTGCCGCACAATCTGATGCGTGAATGCGCGGGTCACGCCCTCGATCATGAACTGGAAGTCGATGAACTCCCATGGAGCCTTGAGGTGAGTCTTGATGCTCTCCTCCCAAGCCCACTTGCGCTCGTCGTCGTCGATCTCGCTGAGGCTGTACA